ATCGGGTCGCTGGTGCGTTTCGATTTCCTATAGGCCAGTACGCGAGACCGCACCTTGGGCGCCTTTTCATATGACCGCTTCCACCCCCTGTACCATTCGCGATAGCCAACGCTCTTGCTGCGTTCGCGTGATCGGGCGCGCTCCAAGGCGCGGCGGTTTCGCCTTCCCTTGTCTGTTTGCAGATATCGTGTTTGAGCAGCCGCAGCCTTCAGCTTCGCTTCCGGCTTGGCACGATACGCCCTATCACCTTGTTTCGCTTTCGGCGTCTGACGCCAACGCTTCCGGCGCTCTCTCCCCTCCGGCGTCTTGTTTGCCCTGTTCGTTCTCTCGCAATTGCAACGCATGCACCCGCGATCAACGACATGCCTTTCAGCAACATGACCATTCTTGCACGGCTTTCCGGTGAAATACCGGAGCGCACCGCTCTCTATGGCCTCTTTTCTGCTGATTACGATGCCCACGCCCCAACCTCATATCGGCAGGTTGCGAGTGGAAATCAGCGTAACGCCGTTCTGAACCTCGGCATTGATGCCGCGTATCAACTCCTCCATCTGGCGCCCGCTGAACATCGCCGCTGGATCAATGCCCTGAATGTATAGAGCGCGCGACGGCTTTTCTTCGGCCGGCGCCGCCGGCTGCGCTGGCGCGGCCGTCGCTCCGCCAGTTGACACACCCGAGCCCGGCCCCGTCGAATTGATCTTCGCAACGTTGGCGATACCGGCCGCCACCGCAGCCGCGGCGGCAGCCCATCCGAGCGGCGTCGGTCCATAGAGCGCCAGCGCACGGTTGGCGGCTTCCCACGTACTGATCAGCGCAGCTGCCGATGCGAGCACCTTGTTGTCACCGAACGCCGACGCGAGGTTTTGCGCGATGCCGGCGAGTGCCTGTCCCCACGCCGCATTCGCCGCGAACGCTGCGGTCTCTTGCGCACGCCCCATCTGCTCGGCTGTGATCTGGCCGCGCTCGAATGCCGTTTCGATGCGCGCCAGCTGTGCCTCGTACTGCTCACCGATGGTGAGGTTCATGCCGAGCGATTGCGCCGTTTGCAGCTGCGTTGCGTGGTAGTCGCGCCACGCCGCGGCAAGAGCCATCACACGCTCTTGCTCTGTGATCAGCCGCATGTCCCTGGCTTGCGCGAGATTGGTTTCCAGGATGTTGAGCTGGTCCAGCTGCGTGCGGATGCCGGCAAGCAATTGCTCGCGCACCGCGAATTCCTGCCGCAGCATTTCAAGACGACGCAGGCTGATCGCCTCCTCTGTTGAGCCCGCGTCGCGCATCGACTGAGCCACGGCGCCGAACGCACGCCGATAAGCGTCGCTCATAAAGTCGGCATGCTGGGATACGATTTGCAGTTGGGCAACCAGCAGACCGGCAGCCGCTTGCGCGCGCTCAATCGCCTTTGGATCAAGCAAGGGTGCTTGCGGTCTCTCAGGCTTGACCGTTGTAATAAACTCTCCAATAGTGCGCCCCTCCAACATGCGGCGGCGCTCCAGCAGCAAGTCTAATTCACGCCCAAGCTGCTGCAATTTCTGCATTATCTCCGTTGGCGGCTCAGCTCCCCACAACCAATCTCCGATGAACCCAAGCGGACGCCTTATGCTGTCATCTGGTGCTAGCGCAGACCGCAATTGCGCCCTCAACCTCTCCATGCTGGCCCCGAGCGCAGCAATCTGCCCATCGACCCGCGCCACTTCCTCGCGAAACGTTGTTGGCACCCGCATCTCGCGCATGATGCGCGAGAGAGAGCGCATGATATCCGTCAACGCAGGTCCGGCCGCGCGCACGGTCTCGCGGAAGAATTCTTCGAACGCCAATTGAAGCTGGCCAATCGCCTGCTGATATTCGCGCGCACGCGCCGCATCCTCTGGCGTGATGACTTGCCCAAGCGTTCGCCGCAATGCCTCCAATCCATCGCGGCCACGGTTCAGCAGCGGTATCAGGCGCGGACCAGCTTCCTCACCAAAAAGAGCCGACGCGATTGCAGCCTTGTTCGATCCGTCCGCAAACCTCGCAAACGCATCGGCCAACTCTGGCAACATCTGATCTAGCGAGCGGATGTTGCCCTGCGCATCCCGAACATCGACACCAAGCGCACGCAACGCCTGCGATCCGCGCGAGGCCGGCTGCGCAAGCGCCTCTGTCATGCGCGGTCCGAATTGCGCCACAGCTCGCGATAGCGTCTCGAAATCAATCCCGAGCTGCAACGCCACTCCGCGCAATTCGGAAAGCCGCTCGATGGAAATCCCGGTTGCTTGGCTCAGGTGATCCAGAGCGGTGACGTTGGCCATTTCGTTTTGAAATGCCTTCACCGCGGCCGTGACAGCGGCCACGGCAGACACCACCGGCAAGAGCGACCGGGCCATGTCCGTAAACGACGTGGCTACGCCGCGGCCCGCCGCCTGAGCATCCTTGGTCACCTGATCAAGCGACTTGCGAACCTGTCCGGCTGCCTTCTGCAGGTCCGCGGTGTCACCTGTGATCGTGACGACGAGCGAGCCAACCTTGACGCTTTCAGCCATTGCCGTCTCTCTCCCGCGCGCGATGCCGCCAGAATTCGGCCACGGATGAAAAGCCGGCAGCCTCAGCTTCCTCTCTGTCGGCTTCCCGCTGATATGCGATGGCTTGCACTTCCGCTGCGCCCATGGGGTGTTTCTTGCCGAAAGTTTGCTGTGGCTGGCGCGCCTCGATCAGCCACCAGACCTCTGCCGGCGACAGACGCCAGAACTCACTGTGAGAAACCGCGCGGTCACGCCCTACCAGCGCGCGGTACGCTTGCTGCACCAGCCCTTGCTCTTGGGCCCCGGCGCCTAGTGCAGAGCGGCCGGGGTAATTGCGTTTCCCTGGTCGCCCTCGGGCGGGCCTTCGATCTTCTTGCGTGCCGCTGGCGGCAGCATCATCACCAGCAGCCCGAGGATGGCCGGCGCGATCCGATCATCGCCCGTGAACAGAGCCTCATAGACCTCATCCGCGTTGACGCGAGCGCCGGCAACCTCAAGGGCTGCGGCGTAGGCGCGCGAGAGCTGCGCAAGGCGCGGACGCTCGGCAATCGAGGATAGCTGTTCCATCGTGACGTGATCCTCGATGCGCGCGATGGCTTCCAGCACCCGACGCGGCGGAATGGTGTAGGTCTTGCCCTTCCATTCCAGCTCCACTTTCTCGAATACTGGCATCAGGGCACCACTACCTGTGAGGCGTTGATGCCGAGCGCGATCTGCGTCGCGTTGATGCCGACGCCAAGGATTGTCGTCTCAATGCCGCTCGCCAGGTCCGCGGCCGGCGCGATGCCGCCCGGCGTGCCGGACTGAACATAGATCGTGCCCTGTGCAACCGCGGCGCCGATGGTTATTGGCCCGGAATACTGCACAGCAACCGGCTGGTCCAATGCGCCACCGTTGAGCGCCACACCGCGCGGCCGGCGTAGCGCGGCCGTCGCATGGTTCCCATCGGCCAGCACAAACTTGCTGGCTACCGCGTCCTTGACAACCGTCTTTCCAGCCGTGACCGTCTCCCCTAAAATGCCATGCTCGATCTGCGCACCAGTGCCGCGAACGACGTTGGCCGCAGTGATTACCAGGTCTGCCATGTGCGTGCCCTCCTATCAGATGCCCGGCGTCTCGGTGACAAGCCCGGTGCTGAGCAATTCCGCTTCCCATGTGATGGCGTCCATGTAGGGCGCCGTCTCGTTGTAGGACTGCAAGAATGCAGTCCCGGTGATGGTGCGACCGCTGGGGTAGGTGAGCGCGAATGCCTTGGTGCGGTTCCCGCTTGCCCAATCGCCCGCGAGCTGATCGCTCTTGACGACACCGGAAAGCGAGATGTTGACCTCATCCTGCGCCGACACGGTAAGCAGCGTCCGCTTGCCGTCGTTTTCGTCGCTGGTCACATCGATGGCGTTGCCGGTACGGCTGACGCCCTTCTCCCGAACGCCCAGGATTTCGACGCCGCCCCACGTGACCACCACGTTCCGGCCAACATCCGCGCTCATGTGCTTGCCCCTTCCGCGTTAGGAACCCTGAAATTGACCGTCAGAACGTGACGGTTGTTGTCGTCTTTCCCGAGCGATGCCACGTCGGACGTTGGCGCAAAGGCCGCAAACCGTGTTCCATTGAGGATGGTGGCCGGCGCGCGCATCAGGAAATCGAGAATGCCGCTGATCTTGGCGTAGGCGTCCTGATAGCTCGGTGCACGCACCCGCACCTGGAACGTTGGGCGCCGGTCCAGCTGATCGGTGTCGGGCGCCTCACCGCCCGTGTCATAGACGGTGATGCACGTGTCCGGCTTCTCGGGTTCCGAGGCGACGTGGATGGACCAGCCGCTTTCGGCCGCGAAGACGCCAAAGCCTTGCGCTGCGAGATATTGAGCGATGCTGTG